GTTTTCAATTGTTTTGTCATGATCAATTGGGCTAAAATATCTTGTTGCTCGCACCACTGCGTCCACTCCTTATGGTATAATAAATTTTGTAAAAGTTTGGGGGATAAGCGTGCCGTGATGGTGCGCTTTTGTTATACTGTTTTCGGAGGCATTTCAATATTATAAAATCAATTAAAATGTTGTTGTCTACAGTGCATCCAGCGTGCCCCTCATAAGGTGCGCTTTTTGTTTGCTCGAAAAAAGGCAGACCATTGTTTAAACGTGGTAGCGGCCGACTTGAAGACTGGATAAAGTGCTTTTACGAATCCGTCCATGTTGTGCTCATCTTTCCTGCGTTCATACCTAATACGTGCTCGCATGACTGCTCGATGCCGATCATTCATTTTCTTCATCTCCTTATGGTATAATAAATTTTGTAAAAGTTTGGGGGATAAGCGTGCCGCGATGGTGCGCTTTTTTATTTGTCTTCAGGAGGCCGAATGAGATCCCACGGGTCAATCCCAACGCGTTCAGCGAAGTCATCAAGTTTTGCCAAGCTAACGTTGTTGTCTTGAAGCAGATGCGCCAGTTGACGTGTCGTAATGCCGATGCTTTTTGCGTAATCCTTCTGTAGCATGTGATTATCGCTGATATTCTTGCGAACATTATTTTGAAACACGCGATTACTTTTTGATTTCATTTATTTTCCTCTTTTCCAGTTAGCCCACATCCACATTGCAGCGCCTGAGATTAGCAGCATTACGGCAATCATTGCTTTCCCTCCAATAGCTGTTTGTCTTCAAAGATGTTGCCAATGTGACGTACTCCTAATCAAATTTGATTGCTGGCATGTTCAGGTGCTCAATCAAGCCAAGGCGTTCCAACCGCTCATAGTTGAGACGCTCGCAGTATAAATCCGCTTCGTACTGAGAACTGAATTCCTTGATTTTGGTTTCGCCATTGCGGCCCACAATCTTGAATTTCATTTTTTTATCCGTCCTCTCCAGTTGGCTCATTTCTCCGCCTCCAATTTCACGATTTCGCCGGTTTCCTCTACTTTCCAAGCACCTAGCACCCATGCAAGGGCGAAGGTGTCCTCATGTTCAAACGTCATCCATGGAGATAAAGAAACTACTGCGGCGTAGCTCATCGCTCCGGATAGAGAGAATTTTTTGTGTTTGAGTTTTACAATCACATCGCCTACCGCTTTCGGAATAACCGGCAGATTATCTGGAAACGCGGCGTCATATCTGGCACGCCATTGTTCTGAACCGTGTGACATGTCAGCCATTAATGCGTTGAACACGTCTTGCTTCGTCTCATTGCTCATCGTCAGTCACCTCATGGTCATGAATTAATGGTGAAAATGCCATGGCACCATAATCTATTCCGCCTTCATGATAAATAGTCGGCTCAAGTTTCCCAGATTCACCTAAAGTAAGCATGATCTTTGGCTTCATGGCCTTTAGAATAAGGCCACGATCGTTTTCACTGATAGGGACGTCTGGAGAGTTAACAAACCTGATGAAGCCGTCATGTTCATTAATCATCCACAATCGTTCAATAAAATCAGTGTTTACATAGTCACCGCTGTCTAGCTTAATCATCATCGTCAGTCACCTCCAACTGTTCCTTGTTGTAATCGATGATGCGTTTATAGTTGTTGTTAGCCTGCCACGCGCAATCATACAGGCCACACAGATCAAGTTTGTTGATCGCATTGTTCGCGGCATCGATGGCCTTTTGCGCAGCGTCTATGTCGGCTTTATTCGTCATCGCTATCACACCAGACTTTCTCGCAGTCGCCCAGTCCGTAATGCTCAATCTCGGCGTCAGTGAACCATTTCTTGTCGGTAATGCCTTCTAGGTAGTAAGAGTCACCCGCGTTGCAATATTCACCGTCAACCTTATAGAAATAGCTATCGTCCGTATGTGGCACCTTGACGATGTACTTCTTCTCCTTTGCCACGGTGTAGCCGTTGACGTAGGCATTCATCAGCAGGCTTTCCTTGCCATTATATTCATCAGTACAGGCAGAAATATAGGTTGCTGGGATGTCACTTACACGCGCTTTTTCAACGATTTTGGCTTGTTCTTTGGTTAGGACTACCTTTTTAGGCTCCTCAACGAACGTGACAACGTGACCGCCATGATCTTTAGCCGCTAGTTCAGCCTGTTTCTTATTAGGCGTTGTAGGGAAATCCGAGATGGCTAATGACCAGAAACCGGAACTATCCGAAAAGTCCCAAAATTCACCACTGCGGTTCTTCACCGCGTACAGTTTTTCTTCGCTCATTTTTCGTCCTCTACTTTCGTAAGCTTGTACATAATTCCTTTGATGTCCACGTACACCGGATCACCGGTCACTTGGCTGATGTAAACATCGTCTACTTCTGGCTCCATTGGTCGGCCTCCTCAATTTGAACGATTGCTTTAAATATCGGCAGTATTTGCTGTGGCACTACTGCATTGCCTAATGCTTTAAGTCTGTCCAGCCGATTGGGTACCCCATCAGCCACTCGACCCACGCTGGGTTCAGGCTGCCACTTTGCTGGTGTGCTACTTGTTGTGCTAAATTGCCGTTTGCTTTGCCAGTTCGCAATGTTTCTGAACTCATCGTGGCCGCTCGTTTGCCGTCGCTTGCTACTGGCGTCAGCCAAAACTTTGTTGCCTTCGCAAGTCCATCTCCGCTGGCCTTGATAAGACCCTTGGGCTTGTGATTGTCCTTCACGGTTACTGTGGGCCACAATGAATGTTCTGAGCCGCTGGTGCGGGGCATTGACGGCACAAGCTGGTAATACAAATGCCCGTGCTTGGTATCCCGCGCCTTCCAGGTCAGAAAGCGTTCTGTCGAGTTCCATGTTTGCGAAGTTAGCAACATTCTCTCCAACAACCCAAGTGGGCCAGATTTGCTTGATAATTCTAAACATCTCCGGCCAGAGGTCGCGGTCATCTTTCGTGCCTTTTCGCTTCCCGGCAATACTGAAAGGTTGGCAAGGAAATCCGCCGGAAACAAGGCCAATTGAGTCGGGGTTGATTCCTGCATTTGTGAGTTCTTCTCGATCAAGTTTTGTCACGTCCTTAAAAAGTGGCACATCCGGCCAGTGCTTTTTCAAAATCATGCGCGGGTAGTCTGCATACTCACACAAGCCAGCTACCTCAATGCCAGCCATTTGTTCAGCCAATGCGATGCCACCAATTCCTGCAAACAACTCTAGCGATCTCATTAATTGGCCCCCTTCAATCGATTTCTTCGACTTCAATCTCAACACGTGGTTGATCGCTGTACCATTTGCCAACATGGATTTCGACTATTTGGTTGTCGTCTTCCCATAAAATACCGGTAAGCGCATCAGACACCGCTTTGTAATAGTTGTCTGTATCCGGCTTAACAGTTGGTCTAATGATGCCGTCCTGTTTTTTCCGCCTAGTAAGCTTGCTACCGGATTTTTGAATACCTCTGTATACTTTTACGTTTATCCTGATAGAACCCGTCAGAGGCTCAATATGGAGCTCCTGACGTGCAATCTGCTTGATGTATTCTTTGTAGCCACGTGATTTGGGAGGATCATACGTGCTTACATACTTTCCTCGCCGAGAAAACCTAGGCCGCCCTTGAGCAACCGGTTCACCGGGTATTGTTAGCCTTATCACGCTGGTTTCACGTCCTTCAGATAATATTGACGTTGCTTGCCGTCAACCATTTCAACCGTTGTGATTAACTCTTTGGGTGTCTTGCCATCAAAAGCAACTGGCTTGTTAATATCTTGTCTTGCTCCTCTGGCGTTGTATCGTTCAATCCTGATGATTCGTGCCACACCGCCAAGATCACGCACGCCCATGAATACTCGATCAGGAACCATAACCAGATCACCGACCATCATTTTTGTTTTAATTGCTTGCATTTGAAGATTCCTCCAGTAGTTCCTTGTATTCTTCCTCGCTAATTGGCTGTTTTAGCTTTTCTAGCGATATTCCCATGGCTTTAGCTATTTTTGTAAGTGTGATCCTCATTACCTCTTTGCCGTTAAGGAAGTTGGCAATCGTGATGCGGCTAACGCCTGCAATCAAAGCAAAACGGTATATTGGCAAGCTGTGATGATCGTCAAGAAAGTTACGAAGTCGTTCACGTGCCCAATCTTGGCCTGCATTGTTAGTTTCGTCCTCATGCTCAATCATG